GTTGCAGTAATTATATTTGCAGATTTTGACGGCAATAATATGTTTATACATTTAGCTATAGATGATAAAAAAGCTGTACAAAGAAGATTTATTAAACTAATGTTTAATTATGTGTTTGTACAAAGCAAAGCAAATAGAGTTACAGGTCAATGCGACAATGATAATGACAAAATAAAAAAATTAATGGAAGGAGTTGGTTTTAAAAAAGAGGGAGTTGTAAGACAAGTTATGGAAACAGATACATCTGCAGTATACAAAGATGCAGCAATATATGGAATGTTAAAAGAAGAATGCAGATGGATAGGTAAATAATATGGGTTTTTTTAAAGGTTTATTCAGCACACCAAAAGTAAAAACAGATAACAATGCTATGTCACAAGCTGACGCAGATTTAGCAGAAGCAAAACGAAAAGAAAAAGAACAACGAGATAAAAGTTTACGTGTAGCTGCTGGTGGGCGACAATCTTTAATACAAAGTAATATTACTGAAGACGCATCTGTTAGCAAAACAACTTTGGGTGGATATAGTTAATGGCTTCTTATGATTATGTTACAAAAAGATTAGCAGGTATGGCTTCAACAAGACAAACTTGGGAAGACCATTGGCAAGAAATACTTGACTATGTAATGCCAAGAAAAGCTGATATTACTTTTCAAAGAACAAGAGGGGAAAAAAGAACTGATATATTGTTTGACTCAACAGCTATTACTGCTAGTAATTTATTGGCAGCTTCTTTGCAAGGCACATTAACTTCACCTTCATTGCAATGGTTTCATTTAAAATTAAAAAACACTGATTTAAATTTAGACAGAGAAGTACAATTATGGTTAGAAGATTGTTCTAAACGTATGTACGACATGTTCAACGAAACTAATTTTAATTCAGAAGTACATGAATTATATTTAGACATATGCTCTATCGGAACAGGAGCTTTGTTTGTTGAAGAAGCCAAATCAGGCGTTCTTGATGATGGCATACATTTTAATTGTTTACATATTGCAGAATATTACATACAAGAAAACACGTCTGGTTACGTGGATACTTTATATAGAAAATACAAATTATCTGCTAGGCAAGCTGTTCAAGAATTTGGTGTAGAAAATTTAGGAGATAAAATTACTGCAGCTTTAAAAGATAAACCAGACAAAGAATTTGTTTTTATACATGCAGTAGAACCAACAGTAGATTATGAAAACGCTGGAGGCAAAGTAGGAACAAAACTTCCGTTTCATTCTTGTCATGTTTGCATAGAAGATAAAATGATTGTTAGAACAGGAGGATATTACGATTTTCCTTATCTTGTTCCTAGATGGTCTAAAGCAACAGGCGAAATATTTGGACGTTCACCATCTTACAATGCATTACCAGATATTAAAACACTTAACAAAGCAGTAGAAATAGGACTTAAAGCATGGGCAAAAGCTATTGACCCACCATTACTAGTACAAGATGATGGCGTAATAGGTAAAGTTAGAATGACACCTGGTGGTATAACAGTTGTAAGAAACGAAGCTGCTATTACACCTTTGCAAATTGGTAGTAATTGGCAAATAACAGATTTAAAAGAAAACCAACTAAGAACAGCAATACGTCAAGCATATTATTCTGACCAATTACAATTACAAGATGGTCCACAAATGACTGCTACAGAAGTACAAGTCAGATACGAACTTATGCAAAGATTACTTGGACCTACACTTGGTAGATTCCAATCTGAATTTTTAAATCCACTTATAGAAAGAGTATTTGGAATTATGATTAGAAACCAAGCGTTTTTACCAGCTCCAGAAATAATACAAGGTCAAAAAGTAGACGTAGAATTTGTTGGACCATTAGCACGTTCACAAAGAATGGAAGAAGCAACAGCAGTTGAAAGGTTGTATGAAATGACAATGTCATTAGCACAAGCTGACCCAACTGTGTTAGACATAATTAATAATGACGTAGCAATAAGAATGAGAGCAGAATTACTTGGAGTTCCGAAAAGTGTTTTAAGAGGTATTGACGAAGTAGAAGAAATAAGAGAACAAAGAGCAATGCAACAACAAATGCAACAAGAAATGATGATGATGCAAGAACAAGCAAATGCTACAAAAACACAAGCTGAAGCAGCGCAAACAGCATCAGACCCGCAAGTTCAAGAAATGATGGCACAAGCTGAAGAACAAATGTTAACAGAAGAGCAAGCTGCAGAAATGGAAGAAGAACCTGTAACACAATGATAGATACTGCAGACAAACAATTAAAGCAATTACAAAGTGATTACGAAACCGCTTTTAATACAAAAGAGGGTGAAAGAGTTTTAGCTGATTTAGAATCAGCTTATTATCATAGGAGTTCTTTTTCTAAAGACCCTTATGAAACTGCTTTTAACGAAGGACAAAGAGCAGTTATTGTCAGAATAAAAAATCTAATACACAGGAGGAATAAATAATGTCTGACGAACAAATGACCACCGAATCGCAAGATAGCCCGCAACCAACAGAGCAAAACTCTAACTCTGTTCTTGGGTCTAGTAAAGTAGGTGATAATCAGGATTGGAGGGACAATTTACCTGAAGAATTAAAAAACGAACCTACACTAGAAAACTATAAAGATGTTGAATCTTTAGCAAAAACTGTTGTTCATCAACAAAAAATGATGGGGAACAGAATACCTATGCCTAAGACTGATGAAGAAAGGGCAGAGTTGTATGAAAAACTTGGTAGACCAAAAGATGCTGCAGAGTATGCAGTTGACATACCAGAAACGCATCAACAATATTTTAAAGAAGAAAGTATGGGTGAATTTAAAAACGTTGCCCATAAAATTGGTTTAAATAATGACCAAGTAAAAGCTTTAGTAGATTACCAAGTAGAACAAATAAACAACGAATTGCAATTACAAGGTTCGGGTTTAGATGTGCAACGAACAGAAGTAGAAAAAAACCTTAAACAAGAATGGGGATTTGACTATGATAAAAATTTACGTTCTGCGCAACGGGCTTTGCACGTGTACGGAGACGATGATATAAAAGAATTAATGAACACAGAAATGGGCAATCATCCTGCTGTAATTAAAATGTTTTCAAGATTAGGCAAAGAAATTACAGAGGACATGGCACAAAATACGCAAAATAATAGTTTAAGCGTATCGCCTTTAGATGCTAAAAGCGAAATACAGCAAATCATGGCTAACAATAAACACGCATATTTTGATGCATCAAATCCTGAACATAAAAATGCAGTAGAACATATGCGCCAATTACATGAAAAAGCATTTGGCAATAGTTAATTTTTTATGATATAATTTGCGTACCAAGTTCGCCCTTTAAGGATAACGAATCGGTTAGCCGTAGGTGGCTATAAAACATAGGTTTCCCGTCAAGGATAAAGACCGATTTATAAATTATTTTAAAGGAGGACTAAATTATGTCAGTACAAATAACTACAGCTTTTGTAGAACAATATAAAAGTAATGTATTTCATTTGGCACAACAAAAAGGTTCAAGATTAAGAGATGCTGTTAGAACAGAAACAGTAACTGGAAAATCACATTTCTTTGAAAGAATCGGCTCTGTTGCAGCAGAATTAAGAACTTCCCGTCATTCCGATACTCCACGTATGGATACACCACATTCTAGACGTAAAGTAACAATGGATGATTATGATTGGGCAGACTTAATTGATAATGAAGACAAAGTAAGAATGCTTATTTCCCCACAATCAGATTATGCACAAGCAGGTGCATGGGCTATGGGAAGAGCAATGGATGATGCTATTATTACAGCAGCTACAGGAAACGCTTTAGGCGGAGTAGCTGGTGGAACAACAATTGCATTACCATCAGGAAACAAAGTAGTGCATGGAAGTGCAGGGTTAAATCTTGCAAAACTACTTTCTGCAAAAGAAATCATTGACGCTAATGATGTTGACCCAGAAGAAGAAAGATTTTTAGTGTGTACAGCAGGTCAAATAACAGACTTGTTAAATGTTACACAAGTAACATCTTCTGATTTTGCTACAGTAAAAGCATTAGCACAAGGTGAAATTGATACTTATCTAGGATTCAAATTTATCCGTACACAAAGATTGGGTACAGATAGTGATGGAAACAGACAAGTATTAGCGTTTTGTAAATCAGGAATAGGCCTTGCATTAGGTGCAGATGTTACAACTAAAATATCTGAAAGAGCTGATAAAAATTACGCAACACAAGTATTTCTATCTATGACTATCGGTGCAACTCGTATCGAAGAAGAAAAATTAGTAGAAATTGCCTGTACGGAATAAAATTTAAAACAAGGAGGACATTAACATGGCCGTAACAACACAAAATAGCACAGAGTATGCAAACGCAATAGCTACTCCACTAGTAACAGCAAACGCTGTAGCTGATAAAGGTAAACTAAGAACACTACAGTTTACACATAATCAAAGTGGAGTTGGTGATGCAGGTTCAACTGTTACCCTTGGGAAACTCCCTGCAGGTAGAGTTAAACTATTAGGTGGCTTATCAAGATTCTATTGTAACTGGACAGCAAGTTCACAAACAATGGATTTAGGATGGGCAGCTTACGAAGATTTAGATGGAACAGCAGTAACTGCTGACCCAGATGGTCTAGTAGATGGTTTAGACGTTGATACTGTTGGCTACTTTACAATGGAAGGAAACACTGCAGCAGGTAAACTGCTTGGTGGAAACTACATTTTTGAAAGTAAAAAAGGAGTTACCATCGTAGCGAAAGCCGTTGGTGCTTTGGCAGATGATGATGATTTAGTTGGAACAATTACTTATATTGTAGACTAAATTTAAACATTGAGGGTAGTGTAAAAGCTACCCTCTAAAGGATAAAAATGGCAACTGAAGTTTCAATATGTTCAAACGCACTTAGAAAATTAGGGGATGACCCTATTACATCTCTTACTGATGATACAGAAAGAGCTAGACTTTGCAATGCTTTTTATGAACCATCAAGAGATGCTGTGCTAAGAATGCACCCTTGGAATTTTGCAATAACTAGAGCAAGCCTTACACGATTATCTTCTGCTCCTGCATATGAATATACCTATCAATACGCTTTACCAACTGACCCGTATTGTTTAAGAGTATTGTCTATGGAATACGAAGATTATGTTTTTAAAATAGAAAATTCTGCGACTGAAGGTCGAGTGCTATTAACAGACGAAAGCACTGCTAAAATATTATACGTAGCTAAAGTAACTGACACAAATCAATTTGATTCATTATTTGTCGATGTGCTTACAGCAAAATTAGCGTTAGATTTAACGTATCCTGTTACTAATAGTACATCATTACAAACCCAAATGGAGAAACTGTATCAAGCAAAACTTTCTGAAGCAAGAAGTGTTGATGGTCAAGAAGGATTTATGAC